AAAACAACACAAAAAACAAAATGATTCACCTAAATGACCATTTATTTATGCAGCTGGAGCGGCTGAATGATGAAGATATGGATGAAAATAAGCTGAAACAGGAAATCAGCCGCGCAAAAGCCATCAGCGGTGTTGCGAATCAGATTATTAACAATGCGAGGGTTTGTGTTGACGGTATGAAAGCATTCAACGAAGGTTTAATTAAAACCGCTCCTGTGATGTTGGGGTTTGAAACACATGAAGAGATTTAGATACAGCACCAAACAGATTGAGTTTTTAAGGATCGGATATCTGTCGATGAACGTCAGGGATCTGACAAAGGCTTTTAACAAGCGGTTTAAAATAAAAAAGACCGAAAGCCAAATCAAGGCTGCGCTTGCCAATCATAAAATTCTTTGCGGTAGGTCCCATAAAGACCGGTTGGTAAATAGGCTTCGTTTGTTTACGGAAAAGCAGGTAGATTTCCTTAAAAAAAATTATCCTGGCCGAACAGTGGTTGAACTTAGAAAATTATTTAACGCTAAATTTTACACAAACATGACTCGGCAGCAAATCAAAACAGCTGTTCATAGTCGCGGCATCACGTGTGGTCGAACCGGGCAGTTTTTAAAAGGCCATAAGCCTTGGAATACCGGAACAAAGGGTATGACCGGTGCGAACAAAACGAGTTTTAAAAAAGGACTGGTTCCGGCCAATCACAGGCCGCTCGGGTCGGAACGGATTTGTCAAAAAGATGGTTATGTTTGGATAAAGGTTGCTGAGTGGGATTCGAATTTCCACCGGCCCACACGCTGGAAGCCCAAGCATGTGCATGTATGGGAGCAGGAGAATGGGCCGGTACCAAAGGGTTTTATTTTAAAGTTCATCGATGGCGACAAAGAAAATGTCGACCCTTCAAATCTTATGTTGATTTCCCTGGCTCTAAATCTCAGATTAAACAAGCACGGATATAACGATGCGCCGGCGGAGATCAAGCCGAGCATACTGGCGCTGGCAAAGATGGAAGTGAAAATGTTCGAGGTAAAAAAGAGAAGAGCTGTCTGAGATCTTATTTGAATCTGACAATATCTTATATGATCCGAATAGAACGATTTTTAGACATATTGCCGATAGTGGTTATGGTGGAGAGCTTTGCGGCGTCCGTGCCGCTGTTTATGTGCGGGCGGTGGGGATCCGGACTGTACTGGTTTTCGGCCGGCCTGCTGAATTTTGCGGTGATCTTTTGTATTAAAAAATACGGGTGAAGAAAGATGGATGATCAAGAGTTGTTAGAGCTATACCGGCTTAAAAGAAGTTGTGACGGGTTTAACGGTCGTGTCTGGGATGCTTCATGGCATCTTAAATTAGATGAGTTAATAGAAAAAGAGGAAGTCAGAAGAAAAGACATACCCCAAATTCCGGTCGACCATTTAACCATCATATCGGAGGTCCCTTGAAAACCTTTGTTGTGTGTGTGCTCACAGGAGTAACAAATCATGAGTTTAAGCATCACCTTAACAGCAATAAGAAAAAAATCTGTGTTTGATGCGAATATTACGCACAATCTGAACAAGATGGCCGATGAAGCCGGAATTTATAGGCATCTTTGGCGGCCCGATGAAATTAACATCAAGACTGCTGCTGAACTTATCGAACCTTTAAAAGCCGGATTGCAGAAGATGAAAGACAATCCTGGATATTTCAAGCAGTTTGAGGCTGAGAATCGTTGGGGAACATACAATGACTTTATATCGTGGATCGAAAAGTATATCGAGGCGTGTGAAGAAAATCCAGATGCAGAAGTGTCGGCATGGCGGTAGTCACCCGTACACATAACAAGCGCACGGTGTAAGGCTTTTGCCCGCCGCCCAAGTGGTGAAAAATGAAGTGGACTCACAAAAAGTTAGTTAAGCGAATGGCATCATGGCTTAAAAACACAAAGCGTCATACAATTGTTATCTCTGAGCTTTCAACAAAAAATGGCGAAACACCGGATATTATTGGCTGGCTTGGTCATGCTTCTTCAACATTGATTGAGTGTAAAGTAAGTCGATCTGATTTTTTGTCTGACAAAAAGAAATGGTTTAGACAACGATCTTATGATGGCATGGGTGATATGAGATATTTCGCAGCCCCAAAGGGATTGTTGTCTGTAAATGAAATACCGGAAGGATGGGGATTGCTTGAAGTTGATGGCAACAGGTTTGTAAGAAAAGTAAAAAAAGCTGAACTATTGGAAGCTAACAAAAATAGTGAATGTGTAATGCTAATGTCGGCACTTAGAAGGCTTAAAATCAGCACAGCGGTTTATGTTGTTCAAAAGGAGGATTGAGAATGGAGCAGATACCGCTTTTTAAGGAAAAAGCCAAGCATCAGCCAGGGCTTATCTTTTCCGGAGCCAGGCCAAAAAAGGGCCGGCGAATTACGTGGCGGGAAATTCCGTTTCATCGAAACCCCGGCTTTTATAGAGGGCGCATCGTTTCTGGGGGTGAAAAACGGATACAGGCGATTATCACACATACGCCGACTGGGTATGATTTGGGATGGCATCGTTTTGTTATGCCTACTGAAATTGTTAAAATTAAAAGATAAAAAAATGAAGCGACAGAAAGAATATTATTTCAAGATCGGGATATTCCGGTTTTATATTACCATCGAGCCGGACGATGTGTTTCCGTTTGTAGAGTTTGCGGTGGCCATGGAGACAAAAAAATTCAGGTCCAAAATACGGAGGTTGAAAAAGTCAATCCATGCCGGATAGCGATCGGGAATTACTGGAGACGGCCAAACAGAAGGCCCGGGAGGCGGTTGAAAATGAACCGTCCGAGGCCAACTTGAGGGCGTTTGACAGAGCGTCAAAGATGCTGGTGGAATTTCTGGAGGCGGAAAAAGAGCCGGTATTCGAGAATTTATTGCGCGTGAAAGAGCATTTAAACCGGCTGGGATATAAAATCGGAAAGTCAAAAATTTATAAGGACCGAAAGGACGGCCTCATCCGGATCGAGCCGGACGGCACGGTCAAGGAGTCCAGCGTCAAAACTTATATTCGGAAGGCCAACCTGGAAAATCTGGCGGAAAAGGCGGCCGCCGATCAGGGGCCGTCCATTTTAACACAAAAAGCCGAGCGCGAGCTGGAAAAACTGGAAGAGCAGATCGAGGACCTGCGGTTCAAACGGTCCATCACACAGGGCGATTATATCCAGCGTACGGATTTCGAGATGGAGCTGGCGGCCCGGGCCGCGGTTCTGGATGCCGGCCTGCGGCACCTGGTGCATTCGAGCCTGGGGGACTGGGTGGCCTTGGTGGAGGGGAACCCGAAAAAGATTCCGATACTGCTGGAACGGATAAACGATGACCTGGACCAAAAGTTTAATGAATTTGCCACCATGAAGATGTTCCATGTGATTTTTACGGAGGAAGATGAACTTAGCACATGACACAGCATCCCAACCGCTAAAGGTGCCGCATCCGGCGTGGATGCCTCTTGCCCTGTCCGATGAATTGAGGGAAAAGGGGCGCCTGGAGTTCAAGGGGTCGTTTTCCCGGGCGGACCGCAAAGTTATGCGCAAACGGAAAAAGGTGCCGGTGAGCCGGTGGGCGGAAAAGCACCGGGTGGTGACCATGTCCAGTTTGCCCGGCGCGTGGCGGAATCGGGTCACGCCGTATCTGTCCGGTATCATGGACGCCTCCTTTTTCCCGTCCGTGCAGACCATCATCATCTGCAAGGCGCCGCAAACCTGCGTATCCGAGGCTGTAAATAACTGTATCGGATATGCGATAGACCGGCAGCCGGGCCCGGTGCTGTATAATTATCCGGACAGAAAAACGGCCCGTGAAAACTCGTTCGACCGGATCCAGCCCATGGTATTGTCTTCCCGCCGGCTTAAATCCTACACAACGGGCAACGCCGACGATCTATCCGGAGAGCGCATCAACCTGCAGCACATGCCCATTTATATGGCCTGGGCAAGATCCGCGGCCACCCTGGCCAACAAACCCATCCGTTATGTGGTCAACGACGAGACCGACAAATACCCGGAGACCGCGGGCAAAAAAGAGACGGACCCCATTTCCCTGGCCGAAAAGCGAACCATTACCTATCGATGGAGCCGGAAGATCTGGAAGATATCCACGCCCACTATCGAGGACGGTCCGATCTGGCAGGCGTTGAATGAAGAGGCCCAGATGGTTTTTGATTTCTGGGTCAAATGTCCGGCCTGCGGAAAATATCAGGTCATGGTGTTCGAGCAGATCAAGTGGCCCAAGACAGAGCGGAATCCGGAGCGCATCGTATCTTTACAGATGGCGTGGTATGAGTGCGAGCACTGCGGGGATGAATGGGACGACAGCCGAAGAGATAAGGCGGTGCGCGGCGGGGAGTGGCGATCCAGGTATCAAGCGTCAGGTGTCAGTGACAAGGAAACAGAAGGGGAGAGT